AAGAATTTCAAAAAATGTGGGAACCATACATAGATGAAGAATTCAAACGACGCGAAGAAGGCCATTGGTTCTATAATAGAGATGTGGCTACTTACATTACTGGTACTAATTACATGTACTTGCAGTGGACCAAGATTGATATTGGGGCACCAGAGTTTAGAGAAGCAAACAGATTATTCTTTATATTCTGGGAAGCTTGCAAAGCAGATACAAGATGCTACGGCATGTGCTACCTCAAAAACAGACGATCAGGATTTAGCTTTATGGCCTCTGGCGAAACAGTTAACCAAGCAACAATATCAAGCGACGCAAGATTTGGTATCTTATCAAAATCAGGGGGTGATGCTAAAAAAATGTTTACCGACAAAGTTGTACCAATATCAATTAACTATCCCTTCTTTTTTAAACCAATACAGGACGGGATGGATCGTCCTAAAACAGAACTAGCGTACAGAGTACCGGCTTCAAAACTTACAAGAAAGTCTATTGAATCAGGCCAGCAACGCGAAGAACTTGAAGGACTAGATACAACTATTGACTGGAAAAATACAGGTGATAACAGCTATGATGGTGAAAAGCTAAAGCTATTAGTACACGATGAAAGCGGTAAATGGGAAAGACCTGATAACATATTAAATAACTGGAGAGTTACAAAAACAACATTAAGGTTAGGTAGCAGGGTTATCGGTAAATGCATGATGGGATCAACCTCAAACGCATTAGACAAAGGTGGTGAAAACTTTAAAAAACTATATAATGATTCCAACGTTACTAAAAGAAACCGCAATGGACAGACTCGCAGCGGATTATATAGCTTGTTCATACCTATGGAGTGGAACTACGAAGGATTCATTGATACTTATGGAATACCTGTATTCGATACGCCAAAAAACCCAACCGAAGGGCCATATGGTGACGTTATAGACGTTGGTGTTATTGAACACTGGGACAATGAAGTTGACGGATTAAAAGATGACCAAGACGGCTTAAACGAATATTACAGACAGTTTCCGCGTACAGAAGAACATGCGTTTAGAGATGAAACAAAAAATAGTATATTTAATCTAGCTCGTATATACGAACAAATAGATTATAATGATGATATTGAAAGTTTGGCTGGTGTTACTGTTGGCAGTTTCCAATGGGAAAATGGCATACAAGATAGCAAAGTTATTTTTAGCCCAAACCCAAATGGAAGATTTAAAGTAAGTTGGGTACCGCCTGCAAATTTACAAAACCGCGTAATAGTAAAAAATGGGGTAAAATACCCCGGGAACGAGCATATGGGTGCGTTTGGGTGTGATTCATATGACATATCCGGAACAACTGATGGTCAAGGTTCTAAAGGTGCATTGCATGGATTAACAAAATTTAGTATGGAAGATGCTCCAACTAATATGTTTTTTTTAGAATATGTTGCGCGGCCCCAAACCGCTGAAATGTTTTTTGAAGATGTATTAATGGCTCTTGCTTTTTACGGAATGCCATTACTTGCTGAAAATAATAAACCTAGATTGTTATATTATTTAAGAAGAAGAGGGTACCGTGGTTTTTCAATGAACCGCCCCGATAAGGCTAGAAACAAACTGTCGGTTACAGAAAAAGAAATTGGGGGTATACCAAACTCCTCAGAAGACATTAGACAAGCGCACGCTGCCGCTATTGAATCTTATATTCAAAATTATGTTGGAATTATAAACGAGGGCGAATATGGCAATATGTATTTTAATAATACATTAAACGATTGGTCTAAATTCAACATTAATAAAAGAACAAAATATGATGCCGCGATAAGTTCCGGCCTCGCTATTATGGCTTGTAATAAAAATCTTTATAAGCCCAATCAAGAAAAGCAAAAATTAAAAGTTAACTTTAATATCGGAAGATATACAAACGATGGTAGTACCTCGAAACTTATAAAAAACAATGGCTGAAGCAGTTAGTAAAAGTTATTTTCCTAGTCAAGTAGCTAGCGATGAAGAAAAAATGAGCCTCGGCTATGGTGATAAAATAGCCAGAGCTATTGAACACGAATGGTTTAAAAGAGATTCTGGAACAAACAGGTATCATTTAAATCAACAAAATTTTCATAAGCTAAGATTATATGCAAGAGGAGAGCAATCTTCGCAAAAATATAAAGATGAGCTATCTATTAACGGTGACATGTCTTATCTTAATCTTGATTGGAAGCCTGTGCCAATTATACCTAAGTTTGTAGATATTGTGGTTAATGGTATAGCCGAAAGAGGCTACGATATAAAAGCATATTCACAAGACCCATACGGTGTTTCTAAACGCACACAATATATGGAAGGCTTGATGATAGATATGAAAACTAAAGATTTGGCTGATTTTTCAGAACAAAACTTTGGAATTAAAATAGCTCAAACAGAAAAAGACAAGCTACCACAAGATGAGGAAGAGCTACAGCTCCACATGCAGCTAAATTACAAACAAGCGGTTGAACTTGCCGAAGAGCAAGCTTTAGCTGTTGTATTTGAACAAAATAAATACGAATTAACTAAAAAGCGTTTTTATTATGATTTAGCCGTATTAGGCATAGGCGCTACTAAAACAACATTTTCAACAGCAGAGGGTATTAAAATAGAATATGTAGACCCTGCTAATTTAGTTTATTCTTATACGGATTCCCCATATTTTGATGACATATATTATGTTGGGGAAATGAAATCAGTCCCAATAAACGAACTTAAAAAAGAATTCCCTAATCTTACGCAAGAAGATTTAGAAGAAATTACTAAAACTGGAAATACTTCTTACAAAACGTATAATAAGTATAATACAGATAATAATAGATATGACGTAAATACGGTTGATGTACTATATTTTAATTATAAAACCTATGTAAATGAGGTTTATAAAATTAAACAAACCGGTAGCGGTGCTGAAAAAGTAATACCTAAAAACGATTTATTCAACCCTCCTAATGACCCTAGAGCTAAGTTTTCAAAAATATCTAGATCAGTTGAAGTGCTATTTGAGGGGGTATATATTTTAGGTTCTCGTAAATTATTAAAATGGGAGCTAGCACCCAATATGCTAAGAATGAAAAGCGATATGAATAAAGTTCGCATGAACTATTCTATTGTAGCACCTAGAATGTACAACGGGCGTATTGAGTCGCTTGTTAGCAGAGTAACTGGGTTTGCCGACATGATACAGTTAACGCATTTAAAAATACAACAAGTTATGGCGCGAATGGTGCCGGACGGTGTGTATCTTGATGCTGATGGTTTAGCTGAAATTGACTTAGGTAACGGAACAAATTATAATCCGCAAGAAGCACTTAATATGTTTTTTCAAACGGGATCTGTTATTGGTAGATCATTTACATCAGATGGCGATTTAAATCCTGGTAAAATACCAATTCAACAAATTGCATCAAATCCAGGGAGTAATAAAATTGCGTCGTTAATCAGTACATATAATTATTACTTACAAATGATGCGTGACGCCACAGGCCTGAATGAGGCAAGAGATGGTAGTAGCCCAGATAAAAATGCTTTAGTAGGTGTTCAAAAGCTAGCTGCTATGAATTCAAATACCGCAACAAGGCACATATTGCAAAGTGGGTTGTTTTTAACTGCTGAAACTGCAGAAAAAATATCTTTAAGAATATCTGATATTATTGAATACTCACCTACTAAAGATGCTTTTATACAACAAATAGGAGTACATAATGTAGCCACATTAGCCGAGCTAGATGAATTGCACTTATATGATTTTGGTATATTCATTGATTTAATGCCGGATGAAGAGCAAAAACAAATGCTTGAAAATAATATTCAAGTTGCTTTATCGGCTGGATTAATAGATTTAGATGATGCTATAGATTTAAGGGAAATTAAAAATATAAGATTAGCAAATCAATTGTTAAAAATACGCAAAGGCAAAAAACAATTAAAAGACCAACAAATTCAGCAGCAAAATATACAGGCTCAATCGCAAGCTAATGCTCAAGCACAACAAGTAGCAGCTCAGGCCGAAGTGCAAAAACAACAAGCACTCACAGCTAGTAAGATACAACTTGAACAAGCTAAAGCGGGTATAGATTCCAATAAGCTGGTGCAAGAAGCGCAACTTAAAAAAGAACTTATGCAGTTAGAATTTTCAATGAATATGCAGTTGCGTGACAATGATTTAAATTTAAAGAAAAAGGAATTAACTGAAAAAGAAGATCGAAAAGATGATAGAACGAGGCTGGTGGCTTCGCAACAATCAGAATTGATTGATCAAAGAAAAAACAATTTACCACCAAAAAACTTCGAATCCTCTGGAAACGATATAATTAGTGGTAATTTTAACTTAGGTTCTTTTGAACCCAAGTAATTTTATAGTGTATAATTATATAATATTTTATCATGGCTGAAAACATAGAAGCAAAATTAATTGATAGCGAAGAGCCTTCAATTCAAGAAAAAGAACAAGCAGTTCTGGAAAATGCCGGAATTGACATTAACAAAGACGACGGTGTATTTAAAGTTGACCTTAGTAAACCGCCTGTTGAAAAAGAAGAACCAACCGATGCCGTTCAAGAGCAAAGCACAGATGAGGTTCCTGTTCGCGACGAACCCGAAGTTAGCCAAGAAGTGGCAGAAGAAGTACGGAGTACAGAAGAACCTTCCCAAGAAAGTGAAGAAGAAGAAGAAGTAGTTTTACAAGAAATTACTGAAGAAGAAATTACAGAAGAGGCAGAAGCCGCTCCTACTGCAGAAGAAGTTATAGAAGCAGTAGAAGAATCACAAGAAACAGGGATTGAACTTCCTGAAAATATTCAAAAAGTTGTTGACTTTATAAACGACACAGGCGGAACACTCGAAGATTACGTAAGTTTAAATAAAGATTATTCTAATGTAGATGATCAAAACTTACTTAAAGAGTATTACCAAAAAACTAAACCTCATCTTTCAACAGATGAAATTGATTTTTTAATTGAAGATAAATTTTCATTTGACGAAGAGATTGATGAGGAAAGAGACATCAAGCGTAAAAAACTTGCATTTAAAGAAGAATTAGCTGGCGCTAAAAATCATTTAGATAGTCTTAAAACAAAATACTATGAAGAAATTAAAGGCGGTTCTAGGTTAACTCAGGACCAACAAAAAGCCGTTGATTTTTTCAATAGGTATAACAAAGAAACCGAAGAAGTAACAAAAGTAGCTGAAAAACAAAAATCATTATTTCAACAAAAAACTAATCAAGTTTTTTCCGATCAATTCAAAGGTTTTGAATATAACGTTGGCGAAAAGAAATATAGATTTAATGTTAAAAATACAGATGAAGTAAAGACAACCCAAAGTGATATTAATAATTTTGTCAAAAAGTTTTTGAATGAAAATAATGAAATGTCAGATGCTAAAGGTTATCATAAATCTTTATTTACAGCTATGAATGCGGATACAATTGCAAATCATTTCTATCAGCAGGGTAAAACCGACGCGCTGAGGGAAAGCATGGGTAAAGCTAAAAATATCAAAATGGACCCGAGAGGGGTGCATAATCAACCTGGTAATAATAGTGGAATCAAAGCACGAGTTGTAGGTGAATCAACCTCTTCACTAAAAATGAAACTTAAAAATTATTAAAAAATAAAAAAATGGCAATATTAAAAGGAGCTGGAAACGTTGATGCTTTTCCAACAAAAAGAGCATTAGCTTCCAACTATTTAAACTTTACCGATGCTTCAAGCGATTGGTCACAACAATACTTACCTGAGCTTTACGAACAAGAAGTAGAGCGTTACGGTAACCGTTCAGTATCATCTTTCCTACGTATGGTAGGTGCAGAAATGCCTATGGCTTCTGACCAAGTTGTTTGGTCTGAACAAGGGCGTCTACACTTGTCTTACGGTACTGCAGGTGATAATACAGCTATAGTACAAGACGCTGACCTAGGTGTAATAAGAATTGCAGCCGGTCACGCAATACGTCTTGGGCAATTAGTTGTAATTTCAGATGGTACTACAACTACTAAAGGATACGTTTCTGCTATAAATGCAAACGGAACAGATATTACTGTTCTTCCTTATGACGCTGCAAACCTAGACACTGCTTATAATGATGCAACACAAATCAAACTTTTTGTATTTGGTTCTGAATTTAAGAAAGGTGATCTTGGAATGCAAGGCGATACGCTTTCCCCAACTTTTACAACTTTTACAAACAAGCCTGTTATTATCAAGGATAAATTTGAAATCTCTGGTTCTGATGCAGCACAAATTGGTTGGGTTGAAGTTTCTGGAGAAGCAGGTGAATCTGGGTACCTATGGTATATCAAAGCTGAAGGGGAAACTCGCACACGTTTTGAAGACTATCTTGAAATGACATTAGTAGAAGCTGAAAAAGGAGCCGCTGCAAACACTGTAGATACCGCTCTTGGAAGTACAGCTGATGTTGGTACAGAAGGTTTATTTGCGGCTATTGAAGATAGAGGACATACTGCAACAATGTTTGATGGCACTGCTGCAGAAAGCGGAGTAGACATTAAAGAGCTTATCGCTAAGCTTGATGCTCAAGGCGCAATTGAAGAAAATATGTTTTTCCTAAACCGTGAGCGTAATTTAGCTATTGATGATTATTTAGCTGCTCAGAATTCTTATGGAGCCAGCGGTACATCTTACGGTGTATTTGAAAACAGTGAAGACATGGCGCTAAACCTTGGCTTTTCTGGATTCCGCAGAGGTTCTTACGATTTCTATAAGTCTGACTGGAAATATCTAAATGACGGACAAACTCGTGGATTTATCGATGACATCAAAGGTGTTATGGTTCCCGCTGGTACTTCGTCTGTATATGACCAAGCTTTAGGCAAGAACATTCGTCGCCCATTCCTTCACGTACGTTATCGTGCTTCTGAAGCTGATGATCGAAGAATGAAATCTTGGATTACTGGTTCAGTAGGTGGTGCATCTACAAGCAGCCTAGACGCAATGGAAGTACACTATTTATCTGAAAGATGTTTAGTTGTACAAGCTGCAAACAACTTCGTATTGTTTAACGCATAGTATATAACATTAAATCTGGAGGTCATTAGTTTGGCCTCTAGATTTATTTTTTTAATTTTTTTATTTTATTTTATTATGGCTAAAAAAGCAACCGCAGCACCAGCTGCACCAAAATGGGAAATAAAAGACCGCGTGTATAAATTAAAAAGCGGTAAAACCCCAATAACAGCAACAATACAATCCAGAAATATGTTTTGGTTTGACGAAGAAAAAGGTTATGAGCGCGAAGTAAAATACGCTGTAAATCAAAAATCTCCATTTGTTGATGAATTTAAAGGCGAGGCAAGACTTGCCCATATTGTGTTTTCTGATGGTGTTTTAACTGTACCTAGAGAAAAGCAAACTTTACAAAAATTACTTTCATTATATCATCCGCTTAAAAACAAAAAATACATTGAGATTGACGACGTTAAAAACGCAGAAGATGATCTTGATATTTTAGAGCTTGAGATTGAAGCATTAAGTATTGCAAAAGATATGAACGTAGATCAAGCCGAGGCAATTATGAGAGGCCAATTAGGAAGCAAAGTAACTAAACTAACCTCCAAAGAATTAAAAAGAGATTTATTATTATTTGCTAGAAATGAACCATTCTTATTTTTAGAATTAGCAAATGATGAAAATATAAATATTCGTAACATTGGCATTAAATCAGTAGAGCAAAATATAATTGCTTTATCAAATGACCAGCGCACATTTAAGTGGGCCGCAACTGGAAGAAAGTTAATGACGGTTCCATTTAATGAAAACCCGTACTCAGCTCTTGCGGCATATTTCAAAACCGACGATGGAATTGAAGTATACCAAACAGTTGAAAAACAATTAAAATAAGTGATATTTAGGTATAGGCCTACAATATCCGTGGGCCTAACCTAAAATATTAAAATATGAGTGTAAATGTAGACACTGTATACCAAAGGGTATTAGCAATTACAAATAAAGAACAACGGGGTTATATTACACCTCAGGAATTTAATACAATGGCAAATCAAGCTCAATTAGATATATTTGAGCAATACTTCTATGACTTAAACCAGTTCGCTAGACTACCAGGCAATAGCACGGAATATTCAGACATGCTAGATATTTTAGAAGAAAAAATTAGCTTGTTTGAAAAACAATCCAGCCTGGGCGCGTATGATACTTCACATTATAATTTACCAACAGATCTTTATAGAATAGGTTCTGTAATATACAATAATATAGAGGCAGAGCAAATAAATCAAAAAGAATGGTTATACATTCAAAAATCCCCTCTTTCAAAACCAACAGATAGTTTTCCTATATATATTAAAAACCAAGATGGTTTAAAAGTATACGGAGCAGCGGAAATTACAGCTGATAATGCAATTAATTGCAATTATATTAAACAGCCAACTCCGGTAAATTGGGCAGCTAACGCAACGGTCGGAACTTATAATGATAGTGCATCTACACCTTTCGAGCTTCACGAAAGCGAAGAAACTGAGCTGGTTGTTAAAATATTAGCATTATCGGGGCTGTGCTTAAAGATCCTCAGTTATATCAAACTGGATCAGCTGAAGATATAAAGAACGTACAACAAGAAAAAGCTTAATAAATGTCACTATTCACAATATCACAAGAGCGTTATTATAATAACAGTGCTAATTTTGCCGGAACAGGTTCACAGACGGTGTTTACGCTTACAACATCTATGTTTAACCCTTTACCTTCGGTAATCGGTGAGTTTGAAATATTTGTTGATGGAAAAGAAATTAGTCAAGGCAATTATAGCTACTCTTCTCCTGCTATAACATTTTCAAGCAACACAAATAATACTGATGTATTAGAATCTGACGGAGCGCCTAAAACCGGGTTAGGCATTACAATTGTCCAGGTTAACGCTATTGAAAAATTAGGCAGTTATCAGCATATTACTTTAGCTGACGTTGTAAATAACTTTATGGTTTCATATGTAGGCGAAGACAAAATTATAGCTAAGATAAAAAGAAGTAACGTACTTTTCTTTGCGCAAAGAGCTATTCAAGAATTAACATATGATACGTTAGAAAGTGAAAAATCGCAGGAAATTGAAATTCCTGATAGTTTACAAATGAAGTTACCTCATGACTACGTTAACTACATAAAAATGACCTGGGTAGACAATAGTGGCGTTGAGCATACAATTTTACCTGCTCAAAAAACTAGTAATCCGATTGCGCTGTTGCAAGATAATAATTTTGATTATGTATTTGATAATAACGGTAATTTACTTACAGCGGAGGAGTCAGAAACATGGAAAAAATTTAAAGACAATACGGTGGCTGACGATGCTCGCGATAGTTTTTATCTAGATAATAATAGCACTTTTAGAGCGCTTCACGGTCAACGCTACGGTATAGACTCTAGATTTATGAACGCTAACGGTTCATTTTTTATAGACAAAGTAAAAGGCAAAATATTCTTTTCAAGCGATTTAACAAGCAAGGTTATTACTTTAAAATATATAAGTGATGGTGTTGCAACTGCAGAAGAAAAGATTATTCACAAATTTGCGGAAGAAGCTATGTATAAAAGCATTGCACACGCCATTTTAGCGACCCGTAACAACGTTCCAGAGTACTTGGTTAATAGATTTAAGAAAGAAAAATTTGCAGCCGTTAGAACAGCTAAATTAAGAATATCAAATCTAAAGTTAGAAAACATTACTCAAGCGCTTAGAGGCCAATCTAAGTGGATTAAACACTAAAATATGCCAGAAATTAAAAACTTATTTCTTCAAGGTAAAATGAATAAAGACCTTGACGAGCGGCTAATTCCGCGCGGTCAGTATAGGCACGCTAACAATATAAGCGTTTCCTACTCCGAAGGCGCAGACGTAGGTGTGGTGCAAAATATTTTGGGTAATACAGAAATAAGTGGCATGACAATTTCCGGGGCTACTTGTGTTGGATCTGTTCGAGACACTGAAAACGACAAAATATACTGGCTTATAACAAGCGCTACTAAAGATGCAATTGCTGAATATGATGGAACTACTGTTTCGCCTATAATTGTTGATACACATAATAATATACTAAAATTTGATGCTGCTAGATATATTACAGGTATAAATATATTAGATGGCATATTATACTATACTGATAATTTTACAGAGCCAAAGCAAATTGATATTGATTATTGGAAATCTCAAACTACAAATTTTTCTAATAATACAACTAATCTTTCTGAAGATAGAATTACTGTTATTAAAAAATCTCCATTAAATGCGCCCACGTTTGATACATTGTCCGCGTCAGTAAGAGGAGGCGTTGGAACGCTAGGGAATGCAACTGAAATTATATCAACAAGCATACCTAATTTAGCTACTACTGATACTGGTGTTTCAATTACTATTGTTTTTTCAACAGCCCCTAATTACTTAGCTAATGATATAATTATTTTAGAAAAAAATATTATTGTGGGGCAATCAACGGAGTCTAGTTCTGCTAGAGTAAAAATTACCTCAGTAACAAATACAACCACTTTTGTTTGCACTCTTTTAGCAAAAACAGATAATATAAAAAGCGAAACTAATGTTTCTTATATACCTGTTTTAGAAGAAGAAGAGCCTTTGTTTGAATTAAAATTTCCAAGATTTTCATATAGATATAAATATAAAAATGGCCAGTATTCAACGTTTGCGCCATTTTCATTGCCTGCGTTTTTGGCCGGGGATTTTGAGTACAATGCTAAAAAAGCTTATAATTTAGGCATGGAAAATCAAATCCGTGTTTTAAAATTAAAAGGTTGGGATAGCGAAGAAAATATTGGCACAATAAGCAATGATGAGCTTACGCCATCTATAAATAACTACGCTGCAGATATTGAAGAAATTGATGTACTTTACAAAGATAGTGTTAGCGCTAATATATACGTTGTAGATACAATTAAAAAAGAAAATGGAAAATTTGCAACAATATTTGAAATAAAAGACGAACAAATATTTAAAACGATAGCGTCTAATCAATTATTAAGAACTTTTGATAGTGTACCAAAAAAAGCTTTAGGCCAAGAAATT